ATGTTTTCATTTCTACAACCTAAAGAGGCAAAATCATCAGTTCCACAAAACATGATTATGAATCTATATTATAAATATAGATTGCAATCATTAATTGGTATTTTTATAGGTTATGCTGCGTACTATATTGTTCGTAATAACTTTGCCTTATCAACACACTTTTTATCAGATATCCTCCATATGAGCAAAACAGAAATTGGTTTGCTATCTAGTGGTATGCTTATCGCTTATGGTTTAAGTAAAGGCTTTATGAGTAGTCTTGCGGACAAAGCAAGTCCTGCCAAGTTTATGGCTTTCGGTCTCATTTGCTGTGCAATTATCAATATCTTTATGAGCTTTGCCGATAGTCTCGCCTTCTTCTTAGTTTTAGTAGTACTAAATGGCTTTTTCCAAGGATTTGGTGTAGGACCATCCTTTATCACCTTAGCTAAATGGTACCCAAAACAGGAACGTGGCCGTTATGGAGCTATCTGGAATATTTCACACAATCTCGGTGGTGGTATCGTAGCACCAATCGTAGCCGCCGCATTATATTTCACTACTACAGATCACTGGCAATTAGGGAGTTATGGTGTACCAGCGCTTATTGCAGTTATCATAGCAATTGCCATTTCTTTCTTAATCAAAGAAAGCCCTGAACGTGAAGGCTTACCACCAACAAGTGAAATCATCGCCGACACAGCTCATAAGGCGCACAGAAGTTCTGAAGCACCGCATATGAGCACAAGAGAAATCTTTGTAAAATACGTATTGAAAAATAAAAACGCTTGGTATGTATCATTAGTTGATACCTTCGTTTACATGATTCGCTTTGGTATGCTTACTTGGCTTCCAATTTATTTATTACAAGTAAAGGGTTTCTCCAAAGCAGAAATGTCTGTTGCCTTTTTATTCTTTGAATGGGCGGCTATTCCTTCTACTATTTTTGCTGGTTATATTTCCGATAAATTCTTTAAAGGTTATCGCATGCCACCTGCAATCATTGCTATAAGTATTATCTTCTTCTGTATATTTGGTTATTGGCAAAGCGAGTCTCTCTTATGGGTTACTTTCTTCGCTGCTATTGTAGGTTGTTTAATCTACATTCCTCAATTCTTAGCTTCAGTACAAACTATGGATATTGTACCACCATTTGCAGTAGGTTCTGCTGTTGGTCTTCGTGGATTCATGAGTTACATTGTTGGTGCAAACTTAGGTACAACACTATTTGGTGTTTTAGCAGATAAATTTGGTTGGAATGCAGGTTTCTATCTTTTATTAGTAGCATGTGTTCTTTGTATTACATTCTGTGTATTGGCTCATTTTGGCGCCAAAGAATTAGATGCTAAAGAAGCTGAACTTGAACAACTTCAACCAGCTGAAGCTAATAGCTAACCCCTAACAAATAAATCCTATAGTAAAAAGGTCGTAATATGTATTAATACATGTTACGACCTTTTATTTCCCCCACGAAAGGGAGTCCTATATAACCGATGTGTTTTCATCAACGCATAGTTCTGGAAATAATGAAAGCACAAACCACAATGATACCAAGGACTATACTCCCAGCTACTATATAAGGCCATGTAAGTACATCACGTACATCATTCAATATTTTTATATCAAAGATTGGCATATAAAGTAGTAAGTTCCCCAAAATCCAACCGACTGGTCCTATGAACTTCAGCTTCTTAATCGTATCCATTTTATCTAGAATAGACTCGGTTACCTCTGAATCCTTTTCGACAGATACGTATTCTTTATTAATGTAAAAGCCTTTTGAATATTCCGTTTCAAAAGCCCACTCTTGAACAGAAAACGTAGCAGTACCATCAGCATTTTCATACTCTTTATATTTAGCAGTATCAGTAGTACCTACGTCTACCTCACCCCAAGTGCCCGTTACCATCTCATAACCACTATCTATGAGTTTCATATCGGCTGGTAGTGCTTTTCCACACAACTTGGAAAACTGGTACGCATCTCGCTTCTTATCCCAACTGAGCCAAAACTCTGCATTATTCTTATGTCTAACTAACTTATACTCATACCCAATTTTTCCATGAGTATCAATATAGCGTATCTTGCCTAAAATCGTATATAGATCCCTTCGGATACGTAACGTCTCACCATAATTAAAAACCATAATCTTCTCTCATATTGAAAACTATATATATAAATGTATATTACTAATTACTATGATTGTACACGGATTGTGAAAACCTGCCAACACTTCTCAGGTTTAAAAGGAGAAGATAAACTCATTAAATATATTTTAATATCAAAATAACGAAAAAAAGACCTACAGTAAACTGTAGGTCCTTATATTTGGTGCGGTTGGCGGGACTTGAACCCGCACGAGCGTTAGCTCACCACCCCCTCAAGATGGCGTGGCATTTAAAAGACATACACAAAATCAATAAATACAGCAATTATCTAACTTGATTGTCAATATCTTTATTTATATTTCACTATATTTTTACATAACTTGATGTCAAAATGATGTCATATACACATTTATATTTCTCGGATAGAATAGTGGAGCCCAAAGAACTTAATGAGCTTTAAAACGTTGGCTCGGTTATACTTTGACGGAGCAGCAATTATTAAAGTTTTATCACTATTAACATATACCGTCTTTACATCGTCTGTCCAAACAAAATTTGGGAAATGCTCGGCCAATCTAAGGTCTTCCCATGTTTCCCTGCCAACAGCAAGGATGCCCTTGCCTAGCCTCTGCTGCATGGAGCATATTATATCCCATGCAGCTTCGTAGCTATCTACGATTACTGCGTCCCTCATAAAATGTGGGTCTTTATTAAATACTTTCAGCATTACTCCCACCTCCTATTATTACCATAATTACATCATATTTTTAAATCATACGCAACGGCTATTTGTAAACAAAAAAAAGACCTTACCAGGACATATTCCCAGTAAGGTCTTTTGCATTATTACTATCAATCCATGAGTCCACCTGCTCATGCTCAGGAGATGTATGGATCACCTCTCAGTCATCGACGAATTGCACCTGCTAATCCAAATACACCGCTTACCACAGCCCATGTGTCACGTTGCCGTTTAAGGCGCTGTTCGGTTCGTTTGTTGCGTTTGATTTGTTCTATCAATTCTTCTAATGATGTCGAGGCTTCGTTCAATTTCGCTTCTTGCGTCGTCAAGAGATTGGAGGCTTTCGTTAATTCTTGCCCCTGTTTCTCGTTGATTGCTTTGAGCGCGTTCAATTCCTTCGTCCGTTCTTCGTTGATAATCTTCAATTCTGTTAATGCTGTTCCCTGCGTCGCGGTTAAGCTGTTGGCTTGTTGCAATGCTTTCTCGGAGTTGTTGATTGAGCTTTCTGCTTTCATCAAGCGCCCTTCGAGTTCGTTCCAACTGCTCACGGGTACGCTGATAGTCGGCTCTTGTGTCGAGGTACCCTCCGATGAGGCTGCATGCGAAATAGATGAAAATAATGCTAAGCACACCACAAATAACACGCTTAAGAGTAAACGCGGATATAACTTTGTTCTTGATAGTTTCATACATGGTAACTCCTTCCTAAATTGTACTACCCCACTGAGCACCCCACCATCGAGCGGTGCCACGTAACCAGTCACCACCACTCCATCGTTCGTCGCCCTCATGGCACACCAAGAGGTCCCATCGGTCAACGTTGGAGTCTGGGCCGTACGTATTATTTGGATAGCCCGTCGGATCTAAATAATAGAGGTCCAAGCCGTCCCGATTATCTGCTGCTTCGGCGTGCGTCATCTGATGTTGTAGGTCAAGTGGCACGCCTGCATTAATAGTGATCACTGCCATAATCTGTGTCATAGTGGTTAACTGTTCTTTTGTTGGTGGTTCACTACCTAGGTTATTTTCACTGACTGCATCCCAACACGCTTCAATGGCAATGCCTACAGCGTTACTATTGCGCATATAGGTGTGTTCCTTATAATCGGTTAAGGTCTCTATATCGGTCCACATTGTACCTGCTCGGTCGATGTTGATATGGTAATCTGTGAAGTGCTTACCACCTTTTACCCCTGTCCAATGATAGTACGCCTTTTCAATTTGGCCATAGGCATCTAGCGCTAGGTCTTTTAACTCGTCCATTGTAATTTGTCTAAACATTTATTTCCCCCTCTCGTCATGGTTAATATCATCCTCTAATTGTTGTATGCCAGGTCTGTTCATAGGCAATGTATTTGGTTCCTCAAGCTTATCTGGAATCCCGTTATGGTTCTTATCGATGAACATGCCACACAATCCAACAATGGTCATAAGCACTGATGGTACGAATATATGGTCAATTATAAGAATACCCTTATCGATAAGCTGATTCGCTTCAGGGGATACATACCCCTTAATCGTCGATAGCACATACTGGGCAACGACTAATATCATCGGTACTAGCATGACGAGGACCAATGCCCTCGTTGCTAATACACCTGTTGGCCGTATGCCAGCTATTCGAATGGACTTATATGACCGCTTAATGCGGTTAATAATCGCTAGCTTATCCATTACCCCTCCATGCCTTTATGATTTCAATCGTATATTGAAATATTTTTCCTATATCAATTAGGTCATCTTCAACCATTTCACGTAGGTTTTCAATAATAGACCAACACTCAGCGAAGAATGGTATCAGCATAAATGCATAAGAGAATATATGGTCTAAGAATAGATTGGTGTTTGGTATTGGGATATCAGGTAATGAAATAAATACAATGGATAGTATCATCCATGCCGGATATTGTATGCATAGTTTCTTTAATAGATCACCTCTAAGGCGCTCACTCATTAAATATCTACGCCGTTCACCGGTAGTTTCATCGATATACCTACCTTTTCCCCATCCATACCAGGTCAATGTTGTTAGTAGTGTAATAGGATTATTAGGCCTGTGATTATCTTTGTTATACCGCAACACTTCTGCAGCAATCCGCTGTATTGTGTCCACAAATAACAATGTAGTGGTTAAAATAATCACTACCCCCATACTGACTATATGTTCATGCGATATACCACTGATGAGCATGATTAAAATATCATTAAGAATATCCATTCACTCCCCCATGCCCTTATGATTCTTCATCTAAAGCCATTAAATCATTGTGCACGCATCCTTCTGTTGGACATGTACCGTCATCGTTGAGTACCTCCCAGCAGTACTCACAGAATTCCATAACAGGAACTTTGCTATCACCGATATATTTAGGCATATTATTGCACCTCCTTAATTCGTGCGACCATTTCGTTATTCAACTTGATATATTGAGTGCTAATTGCATTAGTAGGTTTTCCCATAAGTAGCAATCTACGTTGCGCTTCTTCTAGCGTTTTGAAGCGGGGTTCATATTCAGCTTTTATAGCGTTAATCTTATCTTCCTTTGTAGGAACATACGGATCAGGCTCAATAAATTTTCCGTTTACATACAATTTACCGCTCATAAATTCATCTAGCATACTGTCACCATCTGCAGAATACACATATTGTGCATTTGGATAATCGTGTTCAGCTTGCGCCATAATATCATCACGGCTCAACGTGTTATCACACAGGGATGTAATACGCTCCCCTTTGTCATTTAAAATAAATACATATTGATTCATAGTAGCATCCTTTCGGAGGTGAAATTATGCGCCGTTACGCCGTTATACTAAAACGTAGACAACGCAATACCATTACATTAAGGCAACTATTTAACGAGTGGTTGCCTATTCACTCACAAGCTATTACTAAGAGTGCCGTTAAGTCTTACCATATTGCTTTTAAACACATATCCAACATAGCGGATATGCCTATCACGGATATTCATTTTCAGCACCTTCAAAATGTGATTAATTCCATGCACGTAAAAGGACTTTCTTACTCATCATGTAAGAAAGTCCGCACGTTACTTAATCAATTATTTAATTACGCAATCATCCAAGATTACCCTATCACTAATTACGCCTCACACTTAAATCTAGGGCCCAATATACCAATGATTAAAAGAAGAGTATTCACTCGCCAACAAATCAACAAATTATGGGCGATAGATAATTCTTATTCCCAAATGATTTTAATGTTGCTCTACACCGGGCTCCGTATCGGCGAGCTACTTAACTTACGTAGGCAAGATATCAATAGACGATCATTATACCTTATTGTGAGACACGCTAAAACAAAAGCTGGTGAAGGGCGTATCATTCCCATCCATCACCGCATCATGCCATTAATTGAGCAATTATACAACGATACAGACAATTATCTATTCACTATCAGCTACACATCATTTCGCAAGCATTTCCATGATATTATGAAACAACTTAACTGCAAGCATACTATCCACGATACCCGGCACACATTTGCAAGTCTACTTGATGCGATTGCGCCGCCTAACACGTTACGCGCATTGTTAGGTCATAAACAAGGCGATATCACTACCAGGGTATACACGCACCAAACCATTCGGGAACTACGTAAAACAATAGAATTATTAAAGTAACTCCCCAGTGGGACGCGATAACTATGATTCTGATGAGAGGAGTCATTGGGTTACTTTCCCAATATCATTTAGTGAATGCTATTCTGCGGTGCCGTCTATAATTGGAGGTTCTAGTGATAGCATTAAGATTTACAATATTAATAAGACGGGTTTTGAAAAAGTTTCTTATTATAACTTTCAAACAAATAAGACAGTCTCGAGACCGTGTCTTTGGTTAGCAGTTGGTAAAGCTTAATGCCCAGTGGGGAATATCCTGGTTTGATTCCAATAGGTACTACAAAGATATTTCGCTACCGATTAACAGTACTGTTCTGGTATCCTTAGCCACCGACGATTCTGTCAGTGTTGCGACTTCTGGATCGGAATGCTTTATTTCGTGGAACAGTGGATTTTCTCAATCTAATAGAACCGCAATCAGATTCTTAACTAACAGAGCAGATACTGGAAGTTTTGTGTGGATAGCCGTCGGATTATCTTAATACCCAGTGGGTATTATTTAATGCTAATAATCAACCAAAGCCATGGACTGTGCGATATCCGATAGAGTTCAGTAATAAAACTATCGCCGTTTCTGCAACAAGATATAACGGTGATTATTCATTTTCTGAAATCATTTTATCGACATCTAGAAATCAGTTGACGTACAAGGATAGTGATTATAGAGGGCAGCAAGGTGTTGGTGACCAGATTATGTTTCTGATTATAGGTAATTAAATTTTTCCTAGAGCGAACCAGTAATAAGAAGTAGCATATCTATCACTTGCCGAAAATACGGCCTTAGTGGTGTCGCTCTCAGTCACGGAGTTGGCAAAATACCTAGGGGTATCTGAGCCCGACCAGTACGCATCAATAGCGTTCGCCATGAATAAAGTTGTAAATTTGATAGGGAATCGCACTTCTGTCTTAGTTACATTATCTTGGCCGCCTATTCCCCACTGGATAGTGAAACCATTCGCAAACTTAACGAACCCCGCATTAGCATCAAGTTTAGAAGCCACGATAGCACCTTGCCCCAACAGGTTTTTAATTGTGACGAGCGTGCTTGCCGGCACATCTTTCCAGTTAGTACTGCCGAGGATTGCTTTGATTTGGTCAGTAATAGGAGAATGGGATGAAATAGAGGAGTTGTGCTCGTTAAGTTGCTCCTGATTAACTAGCGCCCCCATATTGACTGTAAGTGATACATTGCCTGTATTACTAAACATCATCCCGATAGATAGTTCTTGAGACACAACAACTGATCCGCCTTCCGCTGGCATTCTATCGGGTTCCGGATCTGTTAGATAGGCATACAATATTTCGCCTTTATCGGGGTCCTTAGCAAATAGCCCAATTTCCGACATTCGAAAGGCTTCTGTTATGCCACTATTTGTAATAAATGTATCAACACTTACTATCTTCCCCTCACGTTTAACAATAATATTAGTAGTCTCCCATTTTGAGGAGATTACATCTGTTAGTGCCAACGGATTCGTCGCGTTAACGCCGCTCCCTACCTTTATTTTGGTAAAAGTTAACTTAGTTTGCCCTGCATTTACTTTTGCTTGAAGGGCATTACCGACATCAGTCATAATTGCATTTGACCATTCCGCCAT